TGGGAAAGAAGTACCTCGGATGAAAGCCTCAAGGGTGACCAAAGAGCAGTTAGAAGACAGGTACGAGGATTTTGATGGTTTGTGCGCCTATTGTCGTCGAGAGATGGGAATTAATTCTGAGATAGACCACATTATTCCTATGGCTAAAGGTGGGTTGGACATTATAGAAAACCTCGTCTACGCCTGTAGCTCTTGCAACCAATCGAAAAATTCTCACGATCTAATCCCTTGGCTTCGTTCTCGCCCAAACTACGAAGAAAAGCTAGAACTCAAACTTCTTTCCGTATTTCCTTATTTACCACTATTGTTTCTTGACTATTATGAATAACGAAGAAAAAGCAGCGTTCGATGCGGCAAAAAGTCCTAGTTCTAGTATTCCTAAGACTCCCCGAAACCGAGGGAAAGCCACCCCGACCGAATCTCAAACCAACTCAATCGTTAATCGTATTGATGAAGCTAGAAAGCTGACTCAATCAACCCAGATCGAGCAAGCCAAAGAGTACGCGGATGTTGTGACCGACCAGATAACAGCTTTGGCAGCACCGCTTATTGGTTTAGGTTTAGTAGAGAAGGGTATTGATTCGATGAGGGGTGGAGGCAAGATGGCGACGGCTTTTTTGCTCTCTACAACCAGTACTGGGATAGAGATCGAGAGTGCTTTCGCCCAGACATCCAATACCCTTTCCGATCCCTTGGCACAAGCACTACTGACTGGGAGCTAAATGACATGTTTGACCCTGCCGCAACACAAGAGGACTTTGAAGAATTGATCGCCGATTCTCCAGTCCCCACCCCTAAGATCGCTAGCAAACCTCCAAGCCAACTTGCCACTGCGCCCCAAGTCCTCGCGCAGCCAAAGCAAAACTTACTTACCCCAAAGAATCTGATTCTTGCAGGTATGAGTGCTGCCTGTCTGATTATCGGGGTAATGGCAGTGGCAAGCAGTCAACCCAAACCTGCGGAGCAAATCCTGCCTTACACGCCAAAGACCTTGGCTGATGTAGCTCCGCAAATCCTAGCCGAGAACAAAGAAAAGCAAGCCCAAACACTTGCTGACTTTAATTCCCTCGCCGAAGAAGGATTGAGGCAGGACGAGAAAGCCGCTATCCGCATTCTCGCCGCCAAGTATGTGATCGACGCAAATAAAGCCGTCCAGTCTGGCGACAAGCAATGTTTGCGATCGCCTATTGGATTGGACTGTTACTTAAATCTCCAAGAAGCCGCATGGAGCGATCGCCGCAAAGCCGCTTCTCTTGCTAAAGATGCTACGCAAATGGTTATTGCGACCACAAACCTTCGTGCGATCGAATCGCTCTTAGCTGTTTTGCTTGGCTTGGCGCTGGAGCATGGTCAGCAATCCCCAAGGACTACTTATTCAAATCTGTTGATGAGTACAGGAGAGTAGATTCAAATGTTAACGATCATGGGCAACAGGCTGTACTTCAGCCCAGCTCCTATAACAATCCTATTATTACTGCTGGTTTTCTCGCTATGGCGATCGCGTCAGGTATCTGCTTGGCAAGCAACCTTGAAGAAGAACAACCCGCAGCTCAAGAAGATGACAAACCTGTAGAGCAGCCTCGCCATAATCAGCAGGTTGCCACGCCAGTAATTATCAAGAACAACAATGTTCAGAGGATGTCGGTTCCTCGCCCACAGACTGCTCCTATCGCGAAGAAACCTCAGTTCGATGAGGAATCTTACGTTGACGACGAGCCGATCGCTGTCGCCGAGTACTCAAAGGGCGTATTTACTGGCGATATCATTGGTGAGATCACAAAAACGACTCTCCACATCTTGATCGCCACAAAGTCTGGCGCTGGCAAGTCCACAACATTGAAGGCTATTATTCAGCGCTTAATGACCGATAAGCCTGAAGCCACATTCAATATTGTTGATCCTAAGACTACTGACTGGTTCGGGTTACAGCAATCGACCGACATTGTTACCTACCTCAACCAAGACACCCCTTCCGAACAGCTTGATGCAGCGCTAGAGGCTATTAACAAGACTTACGCCAAGCTGAAAGCAAGAAGAAAGGCTGTTCAGAAGGCGTTGAGAGAAGGCAAACCAGTACCAAAATTCTCCCAACACTATCTCATCCTTGACGAGTGGTACAAAGTTTACGCCGATATCGTGCGCCTTAAAAGGGTTGACGAATTTGCTGAACCCTTGGGCGAGATCATCTCGATGGGTAGGGAACTAGGTATTCAGTTAATACTTGTTTCAATCTCCCATCTTTGCGGAGAGATCGGGTTTAGTGGTCCTGCCCGTGAATGTTTCTCGGTATTGGCTCAGGGTCGTGTCGGCGAAAACAACGATGTTGGCTACGCCCCTATCGTTAGGGCGCTGAAAGACTCTTACTTATTTCAAGACAAAGCCCAAAGATTATTGCTTGAGCAACAACTTAATCAAGCGATCGCTATGGCGAAGAAAGAAGGCGATCGCCCCGTAATGCTCATAACAATGGGTATTCCAAGAATTGCGTTGGGACCAGATCTTAAACATCTAAATGGCTTCAGGTTCGATTTCGAGGAATCGGAAGACGCTGAAGAATCGGTGGAGGACACTATGGAGGAACTCGATAGAATCCTCGCGATCGGTAAAGACAATGTAGTGCCGTTTGCTAGAACGGCTTAAAACTCATGAATGCAGGAAATATGCCGCCACAGGGCGGTGGAGGAGGAAAATCAATGAAAACAGCAGATCCAGACGCTTATGGTATTGTTTACGGAAAGAAAGGGTCGGCAGCGATCGACTATGACGGCGACGGAAAGGCAGATAATCGAGGCTCTGGAGAGGCTCCTTTATGGCTCGTTGATGCAAAGCATTGGTGGTCTATTGTTGTCGCTTTTCGAGCCCTATTATCTGCGGCTTGGCATAATAAATTTCATGCAGTAATGTTATTCTTCGCCTTGCTGGGCATCATCCCTGCGGCGTGGATGGGAGGCTTAGCTTTGTTTGCGTCGAACGCTAGACAGCTAACAAACGCAGAAGCGGGTGGATTATCAGGTGCGATCGGCAATAACCTAGTTGTAAACATCAAAGGAGCAGTCTCCGCTCCAGCTTCAGCTATTTACGATAAGTCCGTTGCTGATAACCTAAAAGCCAGTAATGACATCGCCCTCTCACCTCGCGAAGAAAGAGCAAATCGCCGCTAAACCAATGAAAAAATGTGACATAGCGATAGACGCATTGTTGCTAGGTGCGCTTATCGCTATTTTTTTTAATCTCCCAGAAGAAGGCTACCTTGCTTTCGTAGATCTCCGCCCGATCGCGGAGACGCAGCTAGCAAAAGTACTCGATGGCAACACTGAAGACTGCCTTACCACCCCCTCTCAAACAACACCTGTACCAATGAGTCAAGCCCTCAAGCTTGAAGGCAAAACAACAAGACAGGTACTCAAAGAATTTCCTAACTATTTTTGCGAAGGTAAGAAAGGAACCGTCTCCTACATCAAGTTCCTAACAGACTCAAGCAAGCAGCTATATGTGCAGATTGATAAAACTTTAGACGAGCCCATTAAGTATGGTTTTACTAAGCCAGAAGCAGTCAGTCCTGCCACCACAACCAAAGCTAGAAGAACTTCCGAAGCCGGATCAGTTTTATTACCACGAGAATCTCAGAAAGAGGGAAGCTCGTTGGAGAGGCGCTAAACTTTTAGCGATCGCATTGCTTGGTGTCGCGATCGCCTATAAACCAGCCAATGATTCAGTGAAGTGGGCATACAGATTTCTAGGATTTCCTACTACCGCTAAACCATCCCTCGAAGTTAACTTTAAGCCCGATGAAGACTTCAATGCGCCACTAAAGGTTGGAGATAAAGTTCTAAGTTATGAAGTCACTTCTGGCTTTGGTAAGAGAGAAAAGCCATGCCCATCATGTAGCGAAGACCACAAAGGCGTTGACATCGCAACTCCAGTTGGAACTCCTGTTTACGCGATCGGGAAACTAGGTTCTAAAAGTAGCTTTCATGACGGTTTTGTAGATGTTGCTTGCCCGTTCAACCCATTTAATCCACCAGAAGGGATGGCAGCTTATGTAACCAGTCCCCTGTTGCCCGAATATGAAATCGAGCTATTCCACCTAAATGAATGTTATTCAGGTAGACATCCCGTTGGATCAATGATTGCCAAGTCTGGAAATTCGGGAGCGTCTAGCGGTCCACACCTGCATGTCGGAGTTAAGCTCAAGGGCGAGTTGATTGATCCTCCGAGAGGTATTGTGTCTTGGTTGTTACAAGGGAAAGAGCCGACTAAGGCTCCAACCAAACCTGTTGTCGAGAGACTTCGTAATGCGATCGCTGGTCAAGAATCAAACCACGACCATAAAGCTATTAATGCAGATAGCGGCGCATTGGGTTACGGGCAGATAATGCCTGATAACATCAAATCGTGGAGTACTCAATGCCTTGGCTCCCCATTAACCGAACAGGAATTCCTTAAAGACAAGACTAAGCAGGTCAAGATCATTGACTGCAAGCTAGAGGAAGCCTTAAAACAGGTCGCGCCGACATCAAAATCCGAAGAAGAACAAATTCGGAAAGCTGCTTCGATTTGGTATTCGGGAGATCCGTCTCTATTCAACAACGCTCGCCCCCAAACCTATGGAGGTAACTCCTACCCCAGTATTGCCGAGTATACAGAAACTGTTTATAAGAGGTTTAAAAAGCAATGACAAAAATGCAACTAACAATTCCCCTTAAAACATTAAAATCGATGGTGGACGCGGTAAAAGAAGCTGTTCCCAAGTCACCACCACAAGAAGTACTAACAAACTTCCGACTCGAAGCCAAGAACAATCTCTTCACCATCACAGCTACGGACTTAAAGTTGGGGCTAATCCGTCGAGAAGACTGCAACGATATTAAGGAAGAAGGGGCGATCGCATTCAACGCCAAGCGATTCTCCGACGCGGTAAAATCTCTCAAAGGCGAAGAAATTTTAATCAGGGTATCCGAAGGTATTGCCACTATTAAGTGCGGCAAGAGTAAAATCTCACTACCGACCATTAGCGCCGACTCATACCCAAGCACTCCCAAGATTACTGATGCCGACACCTTTGCGATCGCCACAGATATACTGCGGGACGGTATTGCGGCTACCTTGAAGCTTGTATCTAACGACGAAACCAAGCCTGCACTTGCGGGTGTGAACTTAGCGGAGTACGACGAAATCGTTGATGGCGAAGACGATTCAACCAGATTCCTGTCTTTTACGGCAACCGATGGCTATCGAGGCTCTTGTATCAGGTTCGTCCACCCCGAATTGAGCGAGAAGCTGATTAATGTAACGATACCTGCGCGATCGCTCAAAGAGGTGTTGCACATCACCCAAGCCGAGACGGAGGTAAGCTTGGCTAACAACCATATCTGGTTTCATAGTCACGCTCTGACCGTTATTTCGCCGCTAATCGCACAGCCATTTCCGCCAGTGAGATCAATCCTTGTTGACGTGAGACTTAAACAGATGTCTGGGTCTGTAAAGTGCGATCGCAAAGAACTGATTAGCAGTCTAAAGACCGTTGCCTCATTATGCGAAGGCGAAATTACCAGCTATTTGGTTGACATTACTATCAAGGGTGATGAACTGATACTTGTTGCCGAAGTTGCGGGTGTGGGCAGAGTGGAAGAATCGCTGCCATGCGATGTTGGCGTGTCAGGATTTGCTGCTCGGTTCAACATAAAATACTTGCAGCATATCTTGGATACCACAAACTCAAAACACGTTAAGCTGGAGGTATACGAGGGGACTCGACCATTGGTAATGGTTAGCCCATGCGACGGAGTGGAGCAGGAGTCTTTTTTGACATCAGTGATTATGCCCAAGAAATTTCAAGAGGAAGAAGATGACGAAGAAGATTGATTATTCGCTGCCGATCGCTCAGCGAATCAAGATTGAGCGCAGTGTAAGAATTGAAACCTCAAAAATTCACCCGAATAATTGGAACGCCAATTTTTTAACCCCCAAAGCCCAAAGAGCACTTGGAGGGAGTATGAAGTTGTTCACGCAGGTTGCCGAGATACTTGTCCGTCCTCACCCTTTTATTGAGGGCGAATACGAAATCATTGATGGTGAGCATCGGTATATCGAGAACCTCGAATATTTGCTATGCCACGTTATTACAGGACTAACGGATGAAGAATGCCAGTTATTAACGCATGCCTCGCACGGATATGGCGAGCATGAACCAGTTAAGCTGAGTAAGTCGCTTAGAGATATTGAAGCAGCGTTAGGCGATCGCACCTTTCAGCCCATCCCCTATACAAAAGAAGATATCTCCAAGATGTTAGAACTTGCCAGAGAGAAGGCTCCTCCCGAAGCTAGTGACGAATTCACTCGAATGATCTTTAGTGTTCCTACGGACGCTGTGGAGATCGTGAGGGCAGCGCTGGAAAAGGTAATGCAGGAGGCTAATATCGAGGGCGAAAATTATTCCGTCAAGATGGGGCGATCGCTTGAGTATTTATGTGCTGATTATTATGGAGGCTAAAGCTATGTTTACCGAGCAGATTTGGAGATCCAAATGTATAGACTCTACTATGCGTAGATTCGGGATTGAGATACCCAAGGAAGTTGCCGATGCGATCGCCTGCCTAGATAGAGATGAACTACATCGCTTAATAGAGCTTTTAAACCTAGCTGTTTGGCTTGAGTTGTATGAAGAAAAGTGGGAAGAGTTTCCTGCTTCATCCGCATGGATTGCGGCAAACAAGTTCCTCGAAATCCAAACAGATCAAAGGATTTGGTTGGCGCTTCTAAAGGTATTGGTTGGGCTTTTACAATATTACGGAGATCAAATGTACGAGAATTTATTAAAAGAAGGCGAAACAGTCGAGCGGCTAAATCTTGGTGGCTGGATTGTTTTGTCAAATCTATTGGCGATCGGTGACGAAGTTATCATTGATTACGATAGCTACTACCCTCAATTATTCGTGGAGCCAGTCAGGGCAACGATTACCAATATAAGCTCCAACAATCTACTGAAGATAGATTTGCAGACAGAAGGAGCTAAGAGCGAGCGTGGCAGTCTTTGGCCAACAGGAGAACACCCATACTGGCTGGATTGTAAGTTTCAGTGCAAGAAAATTGTAAAACAGGTCAATTAGTTCGGATCGGAATCCCACAATATTGTGTTAGAATTGCATTGCGATCGCTTAGTACGGTAGTTCACTACTACCCCGTGAGAGGGGGTCCCGAAAAGGACTTCTGTACTTGCGGATTAGGGTAATAGCTATGCGATCACAACTAACGCAACTGAGCGGCGCGGTTGAAACATTACTTCGTGGGATAACGACCTTAGTATGCAGCGATTCGCAAGTCGATGGGGATATGAAGCCCAAAGATATCAGAGGCAGCGATCGCACTCAATCAACCGTGGTAACACACAAGCACCTTTAAGCCCCTGTGTCGGCAAATGCCAGACATGGTGCTGGCGGTTGATTACTCTACTACTTTCTTGTCCAGAGAAAGTGCGGATAGAGAAATCTATCTACTATGCGATCGCGCTTAGAGCAGATCAAGTGTTGGTGCAAGCCCAAAGGTCTAGGGAGTGGATAGTCCCTTATAATCCTTCAGCCTAATCGAAAGATTGAAAGTCAGATCCTCCTTGTCCTAAGCGCGATTGTATAAAAGTTTATTAGTAATTGTTCTTTCAAAACTAATTACTTGGCGCTCAAAACACCATTCGCAAAAACATCAGTTGAATCAATAGCTAAGCCAGAGATACACGCACCGCGTATATTGTCGAAGGCAGTGCTTGAAGGTTTAACTGGTGGTTTTTAATCTTTATCAAGCATCTGAGGAGGATTATGGAAACACTATATCTAGGCATCCCGTTGAGTGATTGGTTTAAATATCATCCGCCCACAACCGAGGATAGAAAAGCTAAGCACGAAGCGGTTAACAAATTTAGCTTGACTTTAGCGCAAAGTATTGATTGTCTTGAGTGGGGCGAAATCCTTAATGCGACGATCGCGCAAACTATAGGACTGTTTGACAATCCAACAAAAGAGTCCACAGTCAAGATTATTGAGTGGATTTTAAATCTACGCGATCAGCTAGAAGCGGAATCAAACCCTGAAAATAAAATGATGTTGATTCAGCAGATCAGGATGTTCGCCAATCAAGCCGTAACTTTTGAGAGTCTATAGCTTGAAGTTTGTCGTTAATATGCGATCGCCTAACAAGCTTGCCGTTAATAATAAGCAAAATATGATATACAAGCTAAAGACAATTCTAAAACGCCTCGGCAGATATACTCCCCAAGAAGGCGATCGCGTAATCTGCCTATACCCTGGCAACGGCAAATATGGGCTTGAGGCAACCGTAGAAACAGTGGCGATCGCTTGTGAGAGATTATGGATTCGTTTTGATGATGGAGAGTTAATTCCATTTTCTTTTGATAATGTGGTGTTATGCGATCGCTATTACCACGAAATCGGCTAGAATCTGCGTTAGGACATGCTTTCGTCGATACATGGCTAAGAAAGGTAGACCTAAAAGCAGAGCAGATCTATCTCCGTCTTTACTAAAGGAGGTGAAAGACCGAATCAGGAGAACTGGTTCGGCTGAATCCGTGTACGAACAATTACCCAGAATCATTACTAAACACACTTACGATTCGTGGCAAATTGAGTTCCCTGAATTTTCTGAGGAAATTAATGTCGCTTTGGCGGACTACAGGCGATCGCAACCTGATTATTTTATAAATTTAGCCAAGGCTTGCGTAGAAGATTACTTAACTTGCCATAAATCTCCAAGGGTTACAACCTCTCGAACTAAGAGAACTCGGTATGTACCAAACAAGAAAAAGCCCGATGAATTAGTTTTAGATTGCATTGACGAAGTAGAGACCACTAACGAGGTTATCCTGCGCTGCCCTCCCAAGATTATCGAGATGATTATGCCAGCAATACCTCGGACAACTATCGATGTGCTGGCGACTCAGATGGCTAACGAAGGTATACTGCCGCAGTCTAAAGCCGAGACGATTATGGCGATCGCCGATCAAGCTCAGACAACTATCAGGGAGGTATTAAGCGGTGGGCTTAGCGACACTGAAGAAGAGTTGTAACGCGCAGGTTAAGGCGATCGGGGGAGATCAGTTTCTAGACTTAGGCGAAGATCTTACAAGGTTTGCCGACGACCCCGAAGGGCTGATTATGTATATGCAGCCGAACGGAATGCTGTCCCAAGACCAAAGAGAGATACTGCGATCGTATATTGAAGAACAGGAAACCAACGTACAGGCAGCGCACGGGGTTGGAAAGACTTGGCTACTTGCTTGGATAGTTATTCATTTTGTTAAATGTCTTGGGGGTGTTGCACTTACTACTGCTCCAACCTATCGACAAGTCGAGATGCTGCTCTGGAGGTATATACGCAGCAACTACGATCGCAACAAGAAGATCATCGGGGGTAGGAGAACTTCGGTTAGGCTATTTCTAGACAATGACTGTTTTGGGGAAGGATTTAGTACTAGTAATTATGATGCCAATACCTTTCAAGGCGTTCACTCAAAGAAGCTTCTCATTGTCTTTGATGAGGCTAACGGTATATCCTCTCAGATTGATGATGGGGCTGCATCCTGCCTAACAGGTTCCGACACCAACAAGATTATCAGGGTTGGAAACCCAGTATCTTCAGGAACAGCTTTTGATGCTGCCTGTAAAATGGGTCACATTAGAATTCCCGTATGGTCTCACCCGAATGTGGTCGATTTCTATGAGTTGCATCCAGATGGTATACACCGACTCAAGCCCGATATTGCCGAGAAGATACTACGCGATCGCGATGACCCCCAATACAAACGAAGCCCCGTAAAACCACAGAAATTGTGGTCAGAGGATCTACCGCGAGACGTTGTTGAAGGGGCGGTGTCTGTTGAATGGATTGAGAAGATCCGATCAAAGAAGGGCGAGCGATCGCCTTACTGGGTAAGCCGTGTCGAAGGCTTATTTCCTGAAGACTCAGGCAGTGCTATTCTTCCCCAGTCATACTTCTTGGCGGCACGAGCAAGGTACGATCTCAACCCCGATCTATGGGAAACGATCATCAATGTCAATACACCTTGGAGTTTTGGTGTAGATGTTGGCTCCATGAGTGACGACCATGCTATTTGTGGGTTCCAAGGTAATGTACTTAAGGTCGCGAGAGTTATCCCCTGTGTAGGCGATCGCAAAGATGTTATTCGTATTGCCCAAATCATTGAGGAAGAATATCTGCGCGTCTATCCAAACTGCAAAGTCGGCATAGATGCTACGGGTGTTGGTTCGGGCACATTAGCCTACTTGCTTGATCGCGGATGGGGAGCGCAGGTATGGGCAGCTAATTTTGGTGATGCAGTTGAAGAAGATGCTAACCAAGACTTCGATCAGTTGTACATGAACTGGAAGGCTCAATGGTATTGGAAGTTGCGTGAGTTCTTTGCGGCTGCTGATGGTAATGACGATATATCAGCGATCGCACCACTAGAAGAAGAAGAATATATCATGACCGACTTCAGTAACGTCTATTACGAAGAAACCCCCAACGCGAAACTTCGCATCGAGGATAAGGCTTCTAAGACTATTCCGAGATTGGGGCGATCGCCTAATTGTAGTGATGCTTGTGTAATTGCGTTTGCTGGTAGAGAGACACTGATGGATACTTTGTGGCGGACTGGATATTAAAAATTACTGTCTACCCGTTCTTGCTCAACAGAAGTAGCAGTATATCTGCTGATGCTCGACAAGTATAGACATCTGGGTGCTTCAAACTGGCGATCAGGGTCAAGCTGCTTTATCTTCGCCCATTGAATCGAGTCACTTTTCTTTGATAGTGACATAACTTCGCCTAAGCCGTATCGGGTGACGACTTTTAAGCCTTTAGATAGGCACTCTTCGGCATCTTCTCTAGTCATACGCCCTCCGAAAAATAAATTCGGGCAACTTCTCGTCGTTCATGATCTGCTTATAGCCAAGACACTGAATTGGCTTTTGCCATTCCGCAAGATGAGGATTGATCCAATCTAAGAAATCCTCGATTTGGTTGTCATAGTTTTTGATCGAGCAGCAGATTGATACGGTATTTTCAACCTCGTAATACTCAGTAGGTTCCTGCTTAAATACGGCGTAATGCTTTACCGCAGGAAAATAACAGCTTCGGCGATCGCGAAATTGCCCTAACTTATAATCCAACTCAAGCAAGAACCAGTCACTAGCAACTGAGTCATCTTTGATTACCGCGTTAAATACAAGTGCAGTCCATGTACCCATAGTTATTCTGTTTCGTTTATTATTCCGTAAAGCTCTTGGGGGATTGGCATTCTATGGGGCTGAGGATATACCACTACTCCGCCAAATTGAGACCAAATTCTCGCCTGCCTCCTCTCCTCCGTATACCGTTGACGTTCTTCCTCAAATCTGGGCGGTGGAGTAGTGAACCCCGTGGCGATCGCGGTAGCATCCTGCCCAGAACCTTCATCTATACCTATAGTCATGCGAGGAATCTCTACCACCCGCGATCGCATTGACTCTTGTACCGAAGCAAAAGCCTGTCTCGTTTGGTTAAAACCGCTCCCTCGCATGGCTATTTCTTCAAGGTGTTTCATCAAGTCGTGATTGAGGTAATCGTTTAAATCTGTAGCCCTCCAAACGAATAGGTTCTCGTTAAACCTCGCAGACACATCGCTACAGTCTTTGCAAGGTAAGGATGGATTAACAGCGCATTTTAAGGTTAAATCACCACTGTAGTAAGAGCAGTTCTTATCAACCTCCTGAGCGGGTCGATCACCAAACCATTTGCTCAACCCTTGAAACAGCACTGGATGCAGTAAGGGCTTAAACGAGTAGGCACATATCTCAAGCTTTTGGCCGAGATTCATTGACGCGATCGCATAAGCTCCTAAGTGAAAGCAAGTGTTGAAGCCTGTGCCTTCTTTGGTGATCGGGAGTTCAGCGAAGGACAGGTCCTCCTTAAGCTTAAGAACTGTGATATTGTGATCGGCGTGGCATATAAAGTCGTCGAGACGCAAATCGCAGTAAGCCATAAAATCCCTTAGTCTTAAATCGCTAGAAGTTAAGGCTTGCCATTTTGCGTCCTCTAGTTCTGAACTGCTGCATTCAAAGCGATCGCCTTTCCAAATAATCCTATTCACTTAAGTCTCTCCAGCTTTCATAAGAGTTGTGCATTAGCCAGATCCTCGATTGTTGTTAGCTTTAATTCTATACCTCTGCTACGAGGGGACTTGTAATACCAGTAATGGCAGGGAGGATATTCAGCGATCGCCACGTTAAGAATCTTGCAGTAGCGATCGCTGTTGTATCGACAGCGATCGCATGGACTACCAGTCATCATCACTGTAGCCACTATCCTGTTTTTTAGAGCCGAGCAAGGTTAACCCCCTATAATTATCAGCAGTAACTACGTGCTTGCGGCGAAGTTCACCAGTCTCTCTGTCGTTCCACTCGCTAAAGCCCAGTCGCCCAGTAATGCCTACCAAGGAACCTCTTGTTAGGTATGTTTTGGCTGTTTCTGCTTGCTTGCCCCATACCTCAACGTTAAACCAATTGGTTTCGGTTTTAGTCCTGTTTACGGCTACGGAGAACTTAGCTACTACCTTGCCGCCCTCAAAATAAGACAGTTCAGGGTCACTCCCTAGTCTGCCTACAATATTTAACTTGTTAATCATGTCTGTTTCCTAGAACGGTATAGAATCTTCGTCAAAATCATTGCTGGCAGGGGGTTGAGGTGCTGCCGACTTAGTGGTTTTGGGTGCGATCGCTGCAACAGGTGTTGGCTCTGGAGTGGTTTGAGCAACCTCTTCGGGATCTGGGTTCTTAACACCAGAAATTGAGGAAATATTGAATACTGTCAGGTAATTTCTCTCTTTATAGATATCGAGATTACCTTCAGCGTCAAATTTGCTGCCAATCTTTATATCTTGAAGCTTCTTGGCGGTTTCCCCATAGGCTTCAAAGTCTAGGTGATGAACGTCGCCCTTATAGTCTCGGAAGGCTACAATGCCTGTTGCCGTAGTACCGCTAGGCACTACCGACACCAGCTTGGTCGGAGTGAGAGCGAATGAATTTGTCATGATATTGTGTGCCAGCCAAATAAAAGTTGTTTGCGATTACTGTAGCGATCGCCTGTTAGAAAATAATACTACCACAAAAGCGCGTTAGTTAGTCAATAGGATTAATAATTGCGATCGGGTAGCTGTAGTTGATCTCTATATGGGATTCAAGGAATTCTTCACCTGCGATGATCACCGTCCTTGGCATTAAGGTTATAGATCCGTCTGCATTATAGGAAGCGGCAAAGTGGCTACCAAAATTGACACTCGATATCGCGGAACAGTTTTGCTGGCTTTCGATCGCCCTGAATAATGCCTCAACAGCTTTCATTTTAGAATGTCGGAGACGGCAATAGGCGTTATCACCGCAAATTCCTACATCCGCAGCAGTAACATCAAAGCCACACCCCTCTAGTTCGGGCGGGTACAGAATGTCTCTTGGAAGGATTTTTACGTTTACAGCCATAGTGTCAATACAAAACAATTAATGTGCTTGGCGATCGCTTAGCATCGTAGTTCAACATCATAGTCTGTTCTGGCACATGCAGAAAGTTGTCATCTTGGAGTATACCTGCTTGTACTAAAGCATCATTGCAAGAACCTCCCGAATTGTCGCCATCCTTTCCCCTGTCATGTTTGCCATCAAACACCAAGAAGATATTGGCTTGAGCGAGAGGAAACGTGTATGCGGGGCAGCGATACCGAATATCCCGAAAGGCAGCGATCGCTTGCTGTTTCCACTCTCGGTAGTTTTGCGGCATATAGGCGTGTCCCGAATTGGTTACTCTAGGTCGCGCCTTGGGTACTACCGAGCCTTGCAAGCGAAAAACAATTGACTCGTTCTCCGCTTTAAGCAAGTTCCCGATATACTTGGCGATCGCGTAGTCCCTCAACTCTTCATCGGATAGAGGTGGGGGAGTTAGTTTTGGCGATCGCTTAGCCATTAACTACCACCTCCAGAGGTCTAGAGCTTAAGCCTTCTGGATTATCAGGATGATCGATCCCGTGAAGGCAGTCTCTTCCGCAGTAAAGACACTCCATCGCGTCCCAGCATCCAGTCCAACTGACATTGCAGCGATCGCAGGACAAGTAAACGCTATGTGTAATAGGAGTGGCGCTAAAATTACCTAGATATAGGTGGGGTAATTCGTTTTTAGCCATTAACTACCTCCTGAACTTTAGGCTTCCTGCCTCGCTTTACAGGGGTAGTCTGCTCAACTGGTTCGGGGCGATCGCGTAGCCCATCTTTCTTGCGACCAATATTGATGGCTTTTTCGGCGATCACTAAACAAAAGTCCGAGTCGGAATCTTTTAGCATCTCCTCAATAAGCAAGGAGTAAGGCGTTGTACCGCCAAATACTCCTTGCCCATTCTGAGCTACCTGCAATTCCTCAAAGATTTTTTGCAGTCTAGCTAATCTCATAGGATCTCCACAGTTAAAGAGTCTGATTTGATTTGTTCGAGCGTCTCTTTCATCTCGCACAAGCCCGTGTCACAAGCCGCGGTCTCAGGAGAGAGTGCGTCGCCTTGGTCGTAGAACTTGTAGAGGCTGTTAAAGTCGTAGGTGTCGATGCCTGCTTCTTTGAGTCTGAACGCGAGAGCTACTTGTTTTTGAGCTTTACGTTCAGCGATCGCCTGTTCAAGTTCTTGATACTTTGCGCGATCGATTGGCTCAAAGGGTAGGCGGGGATAAGTTTGTACGTCGTCATAGCGAGCAAGAATAGCTGAGCTTATATAGCCATCATCATTTTGGATTGCGTCGTAGATACACTTGGCTAGAGGCTCAATCTCGCTTTCGCGCAGCTCCAAAGTGCTAGAAAGATTATGGGTTACATAGTATTTTTGCACTTGCATCATGAAATTGAATTGAGAGACTGCGCTAAACTTCGAGATGTCGATTTGGTCTGCGCCATCTAGATCTGCCCAAATGGTCTTCATCGGAATTTCGATCAGCCATTCAGTCACTCTAGGGTCGAACGGGTCGTTGAGCAGAACTCCATTCTCGTCTTTGTCTGACTGACTGGGTACTACAGTGTAGCCCAATGCGATCGCGGCAAACGCTACGGGATGGTTTTTCCTCACTGTGATGCGGCGAATCATGTATGCAGCTTTGGGTGGGTGATAACCAGGGGAAGCGCCTGTCAGTAAGGATTTCGACCCCGAAGGTTGCCCCGCAGTAGTTCTGTTAGGAGTTTTAAGGTCGTGGCGATCGCAATAATCTTTAACTGTTCGCTCGACAATTTGTCGCCAGTAAGTCAGATACTCTTTTTCGCGCAGAGTGAAGTACTGCGATGCTGGCATGATATCGGCGATCGACTGACTAAACGTCTCTCCCAATGGAGTCCACACATAGTCATCGCCCCACTCCGCAGGGCGACCAGCTTCCCACCACTTCAACCAGTCCACACCGAAGGCTTTTACGAAGAAATCGAAAATACCCGTCGGGCAGACAGCCACAATCGGATCGAATTCGCGGGACTTTTGGTAGCGATCGCCTAACGCAGAAAAATCATGGTTAAGCAATGCAGCTACTGATAAAGCTCCAGCCTTAAATGCCCGTTCTTGGTCTGCAAAATCGTAAGGATCAATTTGATTTAGATGAATTTCAGCCAAATTACACATAAATTCGGCTCCAACTATTTCTCCACCAACCTGTTACCCGTCTGTATGACGTGCTTAAGCCATTTCTGCTTAAGTCTGCACCTTTATCGGCTATTCGTGCAGTTCAGACTGTATCACAGACTCTGAGAGCCTCCCTTGTCAGTCGTTCGACCGCTTCTTCGAGTGGCGGTACGGGATTATCCAGCTTTAGGACTTCCCCCGTGATTCGGGTTTTCATAGGCGATCGCTCGCTTATGCCGCTAGGATTAACGGATTGAGTTGATAACGGGATAGGCGATGTTCTAGCTCTTGAGCATAAGCCTCTACGTCAAAAAGATCGTATCCATATTTTTCTAGACTTAGAGATCCAAGATACTGAGCCGCTCTCGCCTCAGTAAACACCTTTACTCCATTGAGGTAATCCTCTTCGTAAAGACGGATAAACTCTCTACGCTTCTCGCCCGTGTCTAGCAGATCGGCATTGCCTCGTGCGATCGCCTCTGGAGCATACTGAATTGCACCTTCGCCAGAACCATGTTGCTTGGTTACTGAGGCTAGTACTTCTTCAAGTGCTGGCTTGTGATGGTATACCCGCGAGTGATTTGCCATCCTAAGAGCATCGCGATCGGGATCGATACTCCAATTGCCAGCACCATCTTGAATCCAGAGGTTGTCGCCGAAGCTCTTGAGTGGCTCGCCTGCGGGTCGGACATTGGAGACTACAACCTCAACGTCGAAATTAGCAGGCTTTAGCAGTACATCATTAGAGCCAATTTCGAGCAAAGCTTTATAAGCATCTGCCCATCCTTTTCGAGAGTCTCCGATTGTGATTACAGCGCGTGGATTGATATCGCAGTAATCAAATTCAATTGCTGTATTTTCCTTGCGATCGCCTTTGCGGACTCCGCCAATCTCGCCAACAATCGAAACTTTTAGCCTGTTGCGAATAACAGGTAGTTGAGAAATATATTTCTCTTCAAGATTTACGCCTGTGCCGCAGCCCATCATCGCTAAATTCATTACAGTGGCAAAAGCTTCCCAGTCGCAAAGCCCCTGTCCAGAGCAGTTATAGGAGCCAAAGTAGTTGCGAGGATTAAGTACCCACTCAGTACCACCCACCCATAGCCATCGACCACTAGTGAGAGTCTTTAGCTGGATCTGCATGTCATAGACGAGAGCTTTTTCTTCATCTGTAAACTTGCCAAGGATAGCGATCGCGGGAATAGTGCGATCGCATACATCTTTCCAGCCCTCAAGTAATCCTGAAGCTAAACGACGGAAATAGGTACGCGAAGCGACGACGTTACCAAGAACGCCTGAAGGAAATTCTGTCATAGGATTGTGAAATTCTCTAAAAATTTAGGGCTAGCGCTGTTGATATCGGTAGGGGCGATCGCAAAGTCTAACCGACTCTTTGCGACCTCTTCTATTTTACCTTGCGGGAAAAACAAAATCCGTACTTTTGTGTTAATTTTGTTGCTTTCTGTTGACGAAATAACAATGCCATAGCGGGATTCTCCTTTCCTCGAACTCTCAGGCTTGAGGTTCTTGGTCGGAGACGACTCCAGCACGAACGGATCTTCCCTCTTTTGTACCCACTGCCCCTTCGTAAACAGGCGCGGCTTCTTGTTGCTTGCCATACTTCTCCAGTAGATTGTTCAAGGTTTTAATTTGCTGCGCGATCGCAATCTCTTGACTATGCTCTCTAAACACGGTCATAATTTCATCGAGTTTTCTGTAGACCTCGGAAACCACATCGGTCTCAGAGGTAAAGCTAACGCCGATATACTTCGCGACGGCGGTAAAGCTGCGGCGGTCTTGTTCGGCTTGGATAGCGATCGCTCTACGAGTAATAAAGAGGACATCCTCTTTTGCTGAGTCTTGTTCTTCGGTTAACAGACTATCCCATGAGAGATCTCTATCCTTCTCGTACCGAGCTTGCGCGATCGCCTTAATCTGTTCGTCACTTAACATGGCGACCCTCCATGATTTTCCCATCTTCAAACTTAAGTGCGCCAACCCTTAGTTCATAGCGTAGGCTAGCCCACTCATCAAAGTTGTCGCTCTTAGTTTTCCAAGGAGCGACTCTTGCTACGTGCTCAAACGGAGATAGGTGTTTTGGCTTGCTATTCCATAAGCGATCGCACAGTCTCACATCCTCCTGCGGATCTCTAACTCCATCATGAGTTAGATAACTCACCCTAGCGCATCGACCCACCGCTACCTTAAGTACAATTTTGGGATCTAGATCCTTGTCTTTTTCTGGGTCTATGAACGGGATGTGCCATTGACCTAGCTCACACTCTTTGGGTTTGCATTCCGTATATGCTTTACGCATTAGCTTGGCGATCGCCTGAATTTCTGGCTGAGCCGTAGGGTGATCTCGAAGCTCAAAGAAATTTTGATATTCGGTTGCCGTGACTAGTTCAGTTACTGGTGCAAAAGGCTCTAGCAGTCTGTTAGGGATTTGCTTGTGTAGACCTACATCAGAGAGCTTTTTAACCGCTTTTATAGTCGCTTTTCTGTGCTCGTCCCATATAGCGATCGCGTACCATTTGTCTTCCTCTTTAATCTCATAGTCAGCTGCCATGCCTTTTTGCGCTGCACCCCAAAAGACTGGATACAGATCGGCTTCTTCGACAGCTTTGATCATCTTGGCGATCGGAATAGCCCGTGAACTTGATACACAGCGAGAAAAGACTCTGTGCCGCAACATTTCTGCATGTATAAACCGTGGATAGGTAAGAACAAAGGAGGTCAGCCTCGTCCCCCACGGATTTAGGCTGTCGGCAACAATTGTTGCTTCATACTGAAACATCCTTACCTCCCTTTGCCGCAACATAAGTACCGATCGCGGGAAGCACATATCGAGTAACTCCGTCTATACGACG